GTATTGTCATCAGTTGCTGCCTGTAATGATCTCAAAAGCATTACACCAGTTAGATTATTAGATTTTAAACGAATGCTTATAATTGGATAATATGTATTTGCGGATGCCATCGTTGTCCCTGTGATGGGATTTGATATGCTCAAAAGAGTTCCAAGTTTTTCTGGTTCTCCTTCCTGGATAAGAGAATTAGAACCTTGATACATGTAATGAGTTCCTGCAACACCAGTTACATTTTCTATCTCAAGTCTAATAGGCAAGAAAGGAGTAGAACACCAAACTCCTGGATTGGTATTTGCATTATCAAAAGTATGAGATGCAATAGTCTCATTCTTCATCAACCAATTAAATTGAACGATACCTGCACCATACCATTCATAGTTGATAGAGATCATTTGTTGTTTTGTTGGATCTGCAGTTACTCCAGTCCAACCATTTCCATCAAACTTTTCACCATTCCAATCATCTCTGTATACTCTGGTTTCTGTGGTAATTCCAGTTACACTACTGCGAATTACATAAGAATATGTTCCCCCATCATCCTCAAAATAAGCACCATTATTGTCATCAAACAATCCAAATCTTCTACGAATACCTACTTTTGGTTGTTCTAGACGAACTGCAAATGCAAGAGTTGCACCTCTACCAGGAATGTATCTCATCACATTCTTGGTTTGGCGAATAACTTTGCTTCCTGTAGTAGATCCAACTTGCATTACAATATTACTGGCATTTGCATTAAATGTTGCAGTTCCAACTCCAACTACTCTTTCATCCCATACATCAGTCTCTTTACCATACTGGAAGGTGTTAAAGAATACTGTTTGATATGGAGATATTTTGAATCTGTTGTTGTTGGTAAATTGAGGTCTCCAATCTGTCTGGTTTCCCCAGTGATCTGCAATATTATAGACTTCAAATAAAGACCTTTCTTGATTTAGATAATCTTGTTCGTTTTTATTCCAAATAGCCATAAATCAAATCCACTCTAACTTTGCTGGATGATATCTATTTACCTTTGTAATATTTGAAGACTTGGGAGTTGCTGGATAAATGTGATGGATGATTGCACCAGGATATTCATTTTGAAGGTGCTCTGTTAATTCATTCTTTGATGGAATTCCATCATTAGTTACCATCTCCACTCTGTAGATGCTACCTTGCCAAACAAAATCTACAGCAAATTCTTCTCCAACTTTTTGTGGAGTTGGTTGAGATCCAATGTTCAAAGTTCCATTAAAGTCACCGTTAATCGTGACGTTTTCTGAAAGAAATTGATTGAAGCTTTTCATATCAGCAGTTCCAAGCTCTAAGGGACTTATTGATTCTGCTATTTGGATCACTAGCAGTTTTCTTTGAAGTTAATTTTCTCTTCATTCCACTCATTCTTGCACAGAATGATGCTCTACGAGGATTGCCAACTTTCTTTGAGGGTGCTTTTAGATCTGATCCTGGATTCTCCCTCTCATATGACTTTCTTCCTTTCTCATTTAGTCCACCTTCTTTATTCTTACCTTCTCTTCTTTGCCATGCAGCAACTTCTGTGATGAAATCACTGTAAGTCATGCCCTCACCCAATTCTCCAAGTGCCTTTGCTTTGCGAACTTTCTTTGCTCTTAGTTTGCCACCTGGATAGTTTCTTTCATCATTACCTTCAAAGTCAGGATCTACATTAGCACGATGCCTTGCTGCTCTTTCTGGAGATGCTGATGGATTGTGAATGCCTGATCTGCGTCCAGGTGCAGTTTTTTCTGCTGCTCTTTTTTCACTTCTCTTAACTTTACTGCGTTGTGCTTTGAAGGCTTTCATATCCATGCCTTCAGAAATATCTTCATCACTTTGCATATATTCTGCTGCAGTATCAATAAAATCTGCTGCTCTTGTAATCTTAGATTGGACCCAAGCAGGAATTTGTTGATCTCCTTTTTTAATATGCTTTCTTAGAATATTAACTGCTCTTTCAATTTGATCAAACTCAACTCTTGCCATATATCCTTCTTCATCCTTCTTCTTTCCAGAAGCAACTTCCTTGTGATCCTCATGAATCTTTGATTCATTTGCTGGATGAATTTTAGCAATAGAATACTTGTCCCACATAGAAGGTCCCCAAGCACAAGTCTCTCTGGTTTCATTCTTTCTACAAAGAAGACAATACTTTGTATCCTTTTTGTATTGTTCTTCTGGAGTTGTTTCTTCTTTCATGGGATTCTTTTTTTCTACTTTCTTAAGTCTATTGTAATAGTCTGGAAGTTCATCAACATGTTGAAGTGCAGTAATTCTTGCTCCACTTTTACTAGTGGTATGCTCTCCTTCAATTTTAGTTCCCACCTTTACTTGTTGCATAATTTTATCCAGAGAGACTTTATGCTTTTTAGCAATTTCCTCTGGGGATCTATATGGTTTTACAGGACCTTTTGGATCTCTCATTTTAGACTATTATTCCTCTACATTATTTAGAAGACCTTGCTTTATAAGTTTAGATAACTCTGCTGTAGAACCAACAAATAAAGAATTGTTGACTGTTGTTGGACCCTTTTGTGGAGCATCAAGATCTTTCATTTTCTTTTGAAGATCCATCAATTTGTCACTTACATCACCTACGGACTTAATAAGTTGACCAGCAACTTCAAATGCTCTTGGGTGTCCAGACTCTTGAGCAATTTCCAAAATTCCATCTATAGCTTCTTGCCCCTTACTAATCAAGTTATACAAATTAGCTCTTGTATAATCATAATCTTTTTGTGGATCATCTGGAATTTCTGGTTTTTTAATCTCGACAGGTTCTGTTTGGACAATTTTAGTTTCAATGTCCAAAGCTTGTTCTATCTCTTGGTAATTGTCTTTCATAATTAGATATCCACATCAGTTCCTTGTGAACTACTATAGGTTTTAAAATCTACAAATTCTTCTACAGTATCATTAAATCCAAAGTCATCTCCAAATTCAATGAGTTCATTGTCTGTATTATCTATAATTCCATCATCATTATAATCTTGCAATGCTTCTGGAGTTACTGTATATCTTACTTCTCTCTTTGCTCCTCTCAAAGCATCTGTTGCATAATCAACTTGAACTTTCTTAATAAGACCTTGATCATCTTTTGGAATAGATCCAAATAGATATGTTTTTGCAGTAAAGTTTAGAGTATAGATGATAAGTCTTCTAGTTGTATAATCTCCCTCATAATCATCTCTGAACCCAATTCTATTCAGAACAATTGGTATATCTCTCTTTTCTCCAATTTCTGAAATCATATTCACAGTAACATTAAAAGATGGTTGGAAGTATGGGAGAATTTGCTCTACAATTTGAAGAACATCATCTTGAACTTTTGACATAATATTGAGTTCAAATCCAATGTTGTAAGGAACTGGCATATAAACTCTTCTGGACTCAGTTCCATCAGAGACTACTGATGTTTTAAATGTTTGGATTGCAGATGCTTTTCTTGTTGGATCATAGTCAATTGAATTCATTTCAAATGACATTCTAGGTAAAGTTAGTGCAATCTTTCTATCCCCAGAGGGATTTTGCTCTAGTCTTGCCAAAAACTTTTGAGTAGGACCATATGCCAGAGGAACTTTAAGAACAGATATTGGTTTATTCTTATCATCAAATCTTCTGATTTGAATATTATTAAAAAGGGTTCCAAAAGCAATTACAGTCTTGTTAATTGCCTTATTGTAAAAATAACTCCCAAGCATCTTAAAAGTTCCTAACTATACTATTTAATATATCTAAACTTCACCAAATGGATTTATTTCAGTAAAGTCTATGATCTTATCTGATTCTTCTTCAATTTCATCACTTTCATCATAAGCATTTTGTAGATCATAAGTTTGATAAAATCTAACAACATATGATGCACTAGATGCTGCACCAACTAATATGTCTCCATCAACAAAGTCAGTTCCCATTCCTGAAACCTTAAGTGTCTTTGTAGCAGGATCCCAATTTTTAACTATTCCTATAGCTCCAGATAGAGATCCTTTAACTTCTTCCCCAAAAATAAAGTTTCCAGAAGCTACTGTAGATCCTGCTGAGATTGTAATGATTGGTGTTGTTGTATAACCAGAACCAGCATTTAGAATTCTAATTGTAGATATTCCACCACTTGCATTTAAGAATGCTTCTGCTACAGCAGTTGTCCCTCCTGATACTGGAGAAGAAAATGTAACAGTTGGAGGAGATACATATCCAGTTCCAGCATATGTAACAGTTACAATTCCAATACTTCCTGAAGTTGCAATCCCAACAACAGCAGAAGCACCATATCCATTGCCACCAAAAAAGGAAACAGTTGGAGGACTAGAATATGAATATCCAGCTCCAGCATTTTGAATATAGATTTTTTTAACTCCTTTGGTTGAAGTTAAACTTTGAGTGTTTGTCATCACTCCAACTAAAGATCCTTTAATTCCACCACCTGTTGGAGATGGAACAGATATAGTTGGAGTGGAAGAATATCTATATCCACCACTTACAACATCTACCTTTTGAATACCACCTTGAACTAGTCCAGTATATGCAGTAGCAGTAATTCCCAATCCAGAAAGAGTTAATACTGCACCATATCCCAAATCTTTTAGTTTATAATCTAGATCAGGTAAACCTGTTGAAATATCATCATCTGATAGTTCATACAGTTCACATCTCAGTTCATAAACATAGTTTTTTTGTAGTTGATAGAATGGTTTTCTATTTTCAACATACTTGATTTCCATCAAGCTGTCTGACAAAGGAATGTAGATTAAATCCCCCTCATTAGGTCTAGTTGGATTTTCTACTCCATCTATTAGTGTAAGAAGATCTCCAATATAAGTATCATATCTTTCTTTTGAGACTATCAGAGTCATTTCATCAGTTATTCTGACTCCAAATTTGCTCATTAGTACACTATTATTATCAAACCCCTCATAGTTAACTAGGTATGCTTCAATAGGAAAAGCATTTTTAAACTTTGAAAGTAATGCCTCTCTAATTACTTTTCCTTTACTAACAATTTGTCTGGGGAGGTAATAGACCTCTATCCCATACATTTTTAATTGCTCATTTATTAAATCTTGAACTAAGTTCTGCTCACCATTAGTTCCTTGTATAAAAAATGGATTTAACATATCAGCCTATGAGATCTAATGGTGGAAGTTCATACTTAAGCATCATATCATCTTCAATTTGCTGCAATTCTTTCATTGCATCATCATAAAGTTGTCTTCCATTTAATTCAATTCCCCCTGGAAGTTTTACTCCTTGGAATTTAATTAAATTCTGTCCCCACTGCTTTTTGATTAGTGCTGTAGTATACTTCTTCAAGAAAGAATCATTCCAAACATTTGTTGACTCTGATGGATCTAAAATCCTATAACACTCTATCATCAAGTAATCATCTACATTTAGAGTGTCCCAACTAGTATCTATGTAAAGTCTATTTTGTCTCTTGTTAAATCTTAATTGTCTATCTGGATTTACAATCCAATCAATATCTTCTAAGTATCTCTTGGTTACATAGTAGTTCAACATTTCAGTAGAACTGAACCAATAGATGTCATTCAAGAATAATTGATAATTTATATTGAATAGGTTTGAAGCAATGGTTCTGTTACTTAATTTAAAAACCCTTTCAATACCAATAATAGAATCTGGAACTGGAATATAGTTGCTGTTTTCTTCCCAACTAAAAGTTCCAATTCCAGTTGTTGTGGTAGTAGTTACAATACCAACACTTTTATTATCTGCTCTTGCTCTTCCTCTATCTTTATCTGTCTGAGTAATTTTATACTTCATGAACATTTTTTGGACACCATCAAAGTGTCTCTCATGAAAGTATTGCAATGCTTCATCTACTCTATCATCTAGTTGCTCTTCTGCAACATTAATTTCCAAAACTGGCGCACCAAGTTGCCTTAAACAATAATCAATTAATCCTTGTCTTGATGCAGGTTTTGCCATTATTCTATCTTTTTAATTATTTAGATTCAAATGTATAATTCATTGAAATTAAAGTTTCTTGTTGCTTCATATAGAGTTTAACATAAGACTTACAAATATTTCTGAGTAAATCTATGTTTGTACATGTATCAAGTTCTCTTGAAATTTTTTCAAATTCAAACATTTTAGAAACTGTTTCCAGTTTCATACTATCATGATCCATTAATAATCTCCTTCAATAAAGATTTTATTTCATCCATTGAAGACTTTAACTC